AAGTAATTGCCCATGTAAGACTCCTCAGGAAAGGGGATAGGGTGAGGGGCCGAAGCCCCCCACCGCTACAAGGATTAGACGACGTGCGAGAAGCGAGCCGTATCGGTGTACCCCGTGATGCTGCCGTGCGCGTTACGCGCAAGGCAAGCGAGGTTGCCGTACCACGCGTAGGTCGTCTCGAACGCATCGCGGCCCTGAATCCAGCGCCACGGGCCAGCGCCCTCGAACTCGACGAAGCCCCAATCCTTCGCATCCACCCACGCCAGCGACGGGATGTGGAGGAGATAGATGGTGCCAGCCGGGACGTAGTAGTCCGTGACCATCGGGATACCGCACACCTGCAAGGCCTTGTAGCCGCCCTTGATCGTGGTGTCGAACCCGTTGGCGTCGAAACGACGCTGCGCCACGAAGGACTGCATGAGCTTCTGGCCGAGGCCCGGAGTCGTCATGAGCAGGAACTCCTTCGGACGAAGCTGCGCGTCCTTGCCAGAGACACCGGCGATCTTCTGAATCAGCACCCAGAGGTCGTCCTCAGTCGGCTGGTTCGCGTCCGGGGTGTCCGTACCCGCCACCATCCGCACCGCGTTCCAGATGGCATAGGTGCTGGCCGAGACGTTGTGGAGCGAGGCGTAGCTGCCACCACGGTTGGTGATGTTGATGAGACCGTTCATGGCGCTGTTGAACGACGTGTCGCTCGCCGTCGCCTTCACGATCTTGTCCGTCGCGGCCATGCCCGAGATGGCCGTGCCCAGCGTCAGCGTGGCGTTGTCGCCGCTGTTGCTGATGGCCGTGATCTGGGCGCGCCCCAGCACGGCGTCCGACGAGGACGTATCCAGCACCGCGATGTAGTCGCCCACCGAGAGGAGCAGGCCACCCTGACCAGCGCCGCTGACGCCGTAGGGCGACGAGACGATGATGGACGTGGTGGTCGAGGCGGTGCCGATCAGCGCCACAACGCCGTCCGCCTTGTTGTGCAGCGCCTGCTGCATGAGCAGGGTCGAGGCTTCCTTGATTTCCTCCATCGTCTTGGTGGCGATGGTGGTGAAAGCCGCGTCCTTGCTCTGGGTGCCGACGAACGCAAGGCCGTCGATCTGGCGCGTGGTGTACGCACGGACGACGCCGACGTTACCCTGCACTTCAGAGGCCGTCGTGTCGGGCGGGAAGTACCCGCTCTGCGAGAACGTGGAGCCGGACGGACGCCCAACGACCACGTCGAAGAATACGTTGTTGCCACCCCAGCGCATGTTGCGGGGGCCACCGGCCTTCGCCTTCTGAAGCTGGGCGAGGAGCGGCGTGACAAGGTTCTGAACCTTCTCACGGTACTGGGAATAGACGTTCTTCAGGAGACCCGTCAGTTCCGCATCGGTAATCACTGTTGGTGCAGGCATGGTAAAAGACCTCTACGAGTTAACGAATGGAGGAAAGCACCGAGGAAAGGGCGCTCTCAACGGCATCGTCGATAGAGACAATGGGCTTCGCTTTTGCCTGACGATCCGGGGTCGCCCCCGGCTGGCCGACTGGCTGGAGCTTCTGACCCACGACGCGCTTGGCTTTCTGCGCTTCGACCTGCGCCCGTTCCAGTTCAGCCGACTTCTGTTCGGCTGGCTGATTCCGTCGCATGTGAGCCGCTTGCGCCCACAGTGCCAAGTCATCGACGATGTACTTCCGGATGGCGTCATAGCGTGACGGCGGAATGTATGGTACCCCGTTGGGGGCCACTTCCGAGTGCGCTTTCATCGCCAGTTCCAAGCGAGTTTCAAGTTCTTCCGTGTTCAGTGTCGGCAGTGCCTGCTGAATCATTTGCAGGGCTGGCGCCACTTCGTCGTGATAGAACCGCTCGCCACTTGCACTAATACTTTGCATCTGGTGTTCGATTTTCAAGTCAGTCACGCGCTTCTCAGCGCGTTCTGCGCGACGCTCCGGAGAGTTCTCCGTCATGAACGCTTCGCGCACCGACTCGAAAAAGTCGTCGTCTGTCAGCAGGCGTTCGATCTGCGCCTCGCGCTCAATGAGCGCCTGCTCGTACTGCCCGACGTGCTGCTGGACCTCCTCCTGCAACTTCTGTTCGCGCTCCTGATTGTACACGCCCCACTGCGCGAGCTTGACCACCTGATCCAAGCGATCCTGTCGGACCTTCCCGTTGGCCTTGTACTCCACGATCAGCGCCGGGACTTCTACCTCTCCGTGTTCATCCTTGAGAATGAACTCGGTTGCCAGTCCCTCGGAGACGGTCGGGACAGCAACGTATCCCTCCGGAAGATCGGGGGCTTCATCCGCTGCGGGAGCCTCCGCGTCCACCTCCGTACCCGGAGTCGCAGCGGAAGCATCAGCCACGTCGGCTTCAGCCTCGTCGTCCGTAGCCGTTTCGGCAACACTCGGTTCTGCCTTGGGAGCGACATCCGCGCTGTCTGGTTGTGGGGAGGGTAGCGCCGCTGACACAGCTTCTTCAATAACGGCGCTAACATCCATGATCGGAGCGGTCATAACGATCCTATTGCTGACGGGATAAGATGTCCGCCTGCCGTGCCGCCTGTTCCGCTTCGGACGCGCCCGTCATGGTTTCCATCATGAGCGGGGCGACGCCAATCGGAGGGTTGCTTGCAGCAAGGGGCAACTGGCCCGTAGGGATTGGTGGAACGCTGGCGGCGGGAGGTCCGCCTTGAGGCCCGGGGCCAGCAGCCGGGGCAGGAGGCACCATGCCCCCTTGCTTCTGCATCGCCTGATTCGCCAAGGCGGTCCACCGTTCTTGGGCTTGGGCGATGATCGTCTGATCCAAGTCGTCCTGTAGGAGAATCTCTCGCTCCAGCACGTCTTGGTGAATCGACTCGTTATCCTGCCACCGCATCTCGGGCACCACGGTCCCCGTGCGAATGGCATCGGCCACGCGCTTGGCTCGCGCTTCTTGGTCGTCGTCCGGAGACGCGATGTTGGTGGCCACGGCAAACATCTGGCGGCGGCGGTATTCCTTCAGGTCCATCACGCCGGTCTGGAGCCAGTTGTCCAGCAGGTACATGCGGAAGGCCATCGGCATCGGCATCATGGACGCCTGCTCCACGCGCACATCCGATTGGCCATCAAAGTCTGACGAGCTAACCGCTCGGGCGAGATCAGGGCGTCCGTTGCCGACTGCACCCAGCGCCCGGGGGACGTCGTACCCCCACGCCATTCCGGCGAGCGTGACCTTGGCCCAGTCGGTAAACGCCATCGCCACGGCTGCCACCACCGGCGAGAACACGCGCTCCAACTGTTCGCGGGTCGCAATGATCGCACGGCCCGATTCGCCGGTCGTCTGCCCTCGGCTGACTTGGTTCCAGCCGCTGGCGTTCTCAAACGCGGTGCGCTCTAGGGCCAACGCTTCCTTCACGTCGTTGCCCACGGAGAACCCGTTGACCGGCTGGATGGAGTCGCCCATGCTACCAGCGCCACGGACTTCGATCATGGAAGTCACGCCACCCATGAACGTCTCGGTGGCAATCGCGTTCGGGCGCGTCAGGAAGCGGCCACCTGCGTTCACGCGAATGTTCTCGACCCACTTGGACAGCAGCGCGTTGACGCGCATCTGGTGGTCGATCCACTGCTCCATGATCGGGCGGGGGTAGTACGACGGGTCACTGGACCCATCGCGCACCGGCACCACCGGGATCACACCCCAGAGCAATGGGGCTGGGCCAAACACGACTTCGTCTCCGACCACCACCATCTGGAGTCCTTCGGGGAGGACATCCGGGTGGGGCGCCAGATAGACGGTGAAGCGTTCGGTCACTTCCTCGTCTCGGAGTCGCTGCCCCTCGCCAATCGTTGTCTGCGTCAGCACCCACGCGCCAATGCCTTCCGACCCACTATAGGTCGGCGTATTGCCGGTGTTCAGGCTTGACGCGCTCGCGTCCAGCCCCGTGAGGCCATAGCGGAACGCGGCCTCCTGCTTCGCAATGACTTCACGAATGACGACCCAATGGGGCGGCTGCGTTGCCGTCGCATTGGGGGAGACGCGCACCTGCTCCACGCGCAGCGTCTGACAGCCGATGTCCCCGAGCGGCTTGCGCTGGCCGGGACGTTCTCCGAGGCGCTCATCCCACGGGCCGCGATCCGGTCCCCAGTGGAGATGCCAGAACGCGAGGCCATCAGTCTGCGCCCAGAAACACGCCTCTCGCGCCACGCGCATCATGTTCTGTTGCTCGTGCTGGTACTCTAGCGCCAACTGCTGCGCCTGCGCCTTGCGGCGATCTTCGGGGTCCTGCGTCGTTGGGGTGACGCTAAATCCCGGGCGCTGGTCCATCATGATCTGGAGGCGCTGGTCGAGCGCCTTGTCCATCATGTTGTAGACGACACGAGCGGCGTCACGGGGGCGCGACGG